TGGTAGTTAATTATTTTATTTTGCTAAATTACTTATGTTAATTACATAGTGAAGAGTAAATCCTTTTTCAGGAACAAAAGTAATATTAAAGCACCAAGATGGTACAATTTCTTCATTAACGTATGCAGCTACATGATTATCAGCATAGTCTCTTAGTATGTCTAAAACTTGGAATAATTTTTCTAAGTAACCTCCGTCTTTTATATATTTAACATAGTCTTCGCTATCATATACAAAATATCCTATTAGCTTATTTAAGCTAAAACTCATATACTCTCTGAATATATCGCCTGGTAATGCGCAGCCTTTAAATAGTACTTTGTTTACGCTATTGAAAAGATATGCATGGCAAACTGCTGTTAATAATGCTGAAAGCTTAAATAACTTATCATCCGAGATTCCAGCTGTTAGATCCTTAATATTAACGATTGATTTAATAGCGGAATCTAAAGCAAAATTACCAGTTTCTCCAAAGTAAGTTTGTTCTCTAACTACATAGTCTGGCGAATTTCTAAGATTCATCTCTGCAAACTCTTCTAACATAGTTAAAGCATTACCTATACTACCTGTTGCGGTATCTCCTAGCAGTCTTTTTGCGCGGTTAAGTACATCTTGTTCTAGCGTTGAAAATTCCATAATATTCTCCTTGTGTTAATTTGTTATAAATAATAAGAAGAGTTAAGAGTAGTATTACTCTTAACTCTTCAACTTAGTTTGTTATTCAAAATATCTTTCAAGATTCTTAGCTTCTTGAGGTTCAAGATATGTTTCAAGTACTGGGCAATCAGAATCTAATTCGATAAAATCTTCGCCTAGTTTAAAAACTAAAGGTTCAGCATTAACTATTCCTGTCTTAGTTTTAAACTCACGATCGCCTCTTTTTACTTTTACATTTAATATATCATATCCAACGCCTTGATCTGGTGTAAGTTTAAACATTACTTTAACTTTAACACCTTTATTATCGTTAAACTTTGGTATATCAAAATAAGTAACCTTATCTAGATTACTAAACATAGTTGTTGAAATTCCTAAGAGCTGAATAACCTCTTGATTCATTTCTTGCCTTTCTTATTAGATGTTTTATTCATAACTTTAGGAGGGTTACATTTAAGACATCTTAAATATGTTTCGCCCCCTTTAGTTGGAACTATCTGTTGCCAACTACCACATTTTGGACACTTTTCATTAGAGACTGGATATTTAGACATAAATTTACAATCTGGATATCCAGAACAACTATAGAAAACGCCAAACCTACCTTGTCTTTTTACTAATACTTTACCACACGTAGGACATACCCCATAACTATTGTTATCTGGTGTTTCAGTAACTTCGTGGCTTGGAGCAATGTATTTACATTTAGGATAACCAGAGCAAGCTTTAAACTCACCATTTCTACCTGTTCTAATAACAAGTTCATGTTTACCACATTTAGGACATGTTTCACCAGTGTGTTTTGCTTCAGGTCTCTCGGATGGAATCTCTACCATTGCCTTTTCTATCTTAGCTAGTAATGGAGTACAATACCCATTAAGAACAGTATTCATATCAGTTTGACCCAATGCAATATCGTCTAATTTGGATTCCATTATAGATGTAAATTTATCATCTACTACATCCTCGAAATATTTTTCTAAGAAGTTAGAAAGCTTTTCACCAGTCTCGGTTATTTTCATAGCTTTACCCTCTACCTTAACATATTGTTTCTTTATCAATAAGTTAATAGTAGCAGCATATGTAGATGGTCTACCTATCCCAAGATCTTCCATGGTCTTAACTAAGGAAGCCGCATTATAACGAGCAGGAGGCTCTGTTTGCTTTTCATCTAGTTTAACAGCCTGAATGGTTATTTCAGACCCAATATTATATGGTGGTAATAAAATATCCTCTGTTGATTTATCCTTAAGTTTAGTCCAACCATCAAAAAGAACTTTTCTACCAGTGATCTTAATAACGTTTTCATTACCATTAATAAGAACAGTTTGGTTCTCAACCTGTGAATCTGTCATTTGGCACATCATAGTTCTATTATAGATCAACTTATAGACTTTAAACTGCTCTGGTTCTAAGAACTTTTTAGCATCGTCTAAAGTAAATGTTATATCAGTAACCCTTATAGCTTCATGAGCTTCTTGAGCACCTTTAGTTTTGTTTTCATAGACTCTAGCTTCACTAGGCAAATACTCTTTACCATGATCTTTAAGGATTTGGTTCCTTATAGCATCAACAGCTTCTTTAGCTAAGTTAAGACTATCAGTTCTCATATAGGTTATAACGCCTTTACGTCCGTTAGGAGTATCAACACCTTCATATAGCTTCTGTGCTATAGACATAACTTTAGTTGGGTCATATCCTAGTTCTGTAGATGCGGCTTGCTGTAAAGTTGTTGTCTTAAAAGGTGGTTGTGGTTTATAAGAAGCTTTCTTACTAGAGATATCAGATACTTTAAAGCTGTCTTTTTCTATAGACGCTTTGATACCTAAGGCTTGATCCTTATCTTGTAAACACTGTTTAGTTATCTTTAGATCTTTATGGGATACTAAAGATGCCGGCATATCCTGTCTTACTGTTATAGGTAGCTCATAATAGGTAATCGGGATAAATTTAGTTATCTCTTTCTCTCTATCATTAACTAATTTAAGAACAGCTGATTGAACTCTACCGGCTGATAGTTTACCAGCTATCTTTCTATTAACTAATGGGGATAGTTTATAACCAACTATCCTATCTAATATACGTCTAGTCTCTTGCGCTTCAACGGCATGCATATTAAGCTTCCTAGGATTCTCTAATGCTTTTAAAATAGCAGACTTAGTAATCTCGTGGAATACTATCCTATCGTAGCTTAATGGATCTCCTCCTAATATAGAAGCTATGTGATACCCAATAGCTTCTCCTTCTCGGTCTTCATCGGATGCTAGATAAACTTTACCTGTTTTTATAGCTTCATCTTTTATTTCAGAAACTATATTCTTATGGTCTGGGGTTATCTCATAGTGTGGTATAAACTTACCATTCTCTATTTTAACACCTAATGTATAAGAAGGAAGATCTCTTATGTGTCCTTTAGAAGCTAATACTACTGCGTTATCTACAAACTTAGAAATTGTTTTAGCTTTAGCTGGAGACTCTACGATAATAAGTTTATCGTATTTCATATTCGTCCTTTGTTTTGTATTCAATGTAAGTTAACATTATAAAAAGATCCTATAGCTATGAACCAATGCCATAGCTATAGGATCTTTATTTTTGAGTGGTTAACACTCCATTTTACGAAATTCGCCGTTTCGAGGAAGGAGGTTGAACGCAATGGTTACATTAATATTAATCATTAATATTATTGGTACATTAAAAGACATGAAGTCTCTTAATAGCCATAGTAGTAATGATTTAAGAATATTAACTATAACCTACTGGCAACTTCAGTGGTTATACATTATAAATAATATTTTATAATGTAAGAGAGTCTTCGGACTCTCTGTTATAACCGAATCGAAATCACGATATTGTAAAATGTATTTACTATAGGATCTAGGGGAAGTTTTCTCTTAGATCCTATGATTTTTATACAAAGTATTCAACGTACTCTTTTATGTCAAACCTAGCTTTAACTTTATCTACTAAACCTCTAGTTATCTTATTGACTTCTAATAGCTCCTTAAGCCTACCATCCTTATCGTCTATCCATTTACCATATAGAGGTACTTGCGCTATACTAAATGGAGGATAGTATTGAAATGTTTTGAAACTCTTTAGTCCATTTTCTGCTGGGTTTAAAACCGTCATTACATCATAATATGGTTCTTTTCTAGTTTTATCAAATAGTTTAGTTACTATAATCAGAAACATATCTTTTCTAAATGTCTCAACAACAAATTTTCCGCCATCAACACCGAAAGATTCTAAATCTATACTTACATATTCTTCATAGCCATACTTAACACTAGTAAGTTTCTTCAAAACAGCTTTCTTTAATACGTCTTTCCCTAACATTGTTTTTCCTTTTTAGAATGATTTCTTTCCATATTCTATTGTAACCTTAAATTTACCAGTAACATCTCTATAAGTATGCGTATTATCGCTTATATCTAATAGACTATCTGGGCATAGATTAATCTTGATATAAGTATTACCCATTCTATCAGCTTGTTGTTTCTGAGCTCTATACTCATACTCGCTATCATTACTAGATAAATCAACATCTATATATGCTTTATCGATCTCTTCTTTTAGTTTTAGTTTATCAGGATTACCAGTTACCTTAGTAGATTCCATAGGTATCTCAGTACCTGGAATAGGATGCATACCACCAAAAGGAATCATCTCTGTGATAGTCTCTGTCTGTCCTATATCTTTATCTGTTACTTTAATAATGTTGATACCTTCTGTTATTAACATTGGTTCCAAGACTAAAGAAGTTTCATCATCACCTTCTATCCTACTAACATAAAGAGGTTTGTATTGCTCTTTAGCTTTCAAGACTTTAAGGTTAAGCATACTTACTAACCAAGTAAGATCCCAGTTATTAGCTCTTTGAGCTTCGCTTACCAACGTGCAGAGTTGGTCAAAGTTAAATTTAGAATTAACAGTATTAAGTTTAATAAGATCCTTAACAAAATCCATTGGGACATTATGATCTTTACAATACTCGGTAATGATAGAATTTTCTAATCTATCGTATTCAAAATGGTATCTTATTCTTTCTGGCCTATTAAGAATATAACGTTGAATATAACCAGCATCATTTTCAGTAAGAACAAACATCCTTCTTTTATTATGGTCAGAAAGTAAGGTTAACATTAACTGTTGATCATAATGATTAAAAAGTTTACCAAACTCGTCGATCATGATTACACATTTATCTAAACTAGATAGGTATTGAATTAACTCAGGAGTTCCTTCGATCTCAGAAACCACTATAGCTTCAATAGGCTCAGGACTTATATCATGTGTTTCAACTGCTGCGTTAATAAGGAGTTTAGCACAAAGCGATTTACCGCTACCAGCGTTTCCTGTGCACAATACAGAGGCTCTACCATTTGGAGAAGCAAATACTTTCCAAACGTATTTAACTCTTTCTACTAAATCACCATAGATTTTATCTGGTAATGCAAATTTATCTTGTAAATAAACTGTTAAACCATATACTGGTTTGTCTTTATCATTAGAGGTATTTACTACTCTATATATCATTTCTAACCTTTCTACATGCTTTATAATAATCAAGAGGATTTACGATTGAATACTTAGGATTATCTGTTAATAAAGACTTAGCATCGAATGCTAAATACTTAATAGAACCTAATCTACCTCGAACAATAGTTTTTCCTAAGAATTTTATATCCTTAATAACTTCATAATCGAATGTATGCCCATCTATCAGTTTAAGAATTAAACCGGTTAGATTGTCATTAAGCTCAACATCTAATAAAAAGTTATCGGATATTTGCATTTGTTTAAGTAATGGCTCGTAAATATAGTTATTAATTTTAGTAAATCTAAAACCATATTCTTTACGAACAACTTTTAGAGGTATGAAATCTAACTTTTCATAACTTTGTAAAATACTAACTATGTTTTCATAGTGTTTATCTTTTGTTAAATACATAGATTTCCTTTCGAAATATATTATCTATATAAAGAATATATAACCGAATGATAATAAGGTTATATACAAGAATGTATAACTAAGATAAAATAAAAAAAGAGAGAAGATAAGAGGATAGACCTCTTATCTTCTTAATTCTGCTTTGACCTTATATCGGTCAATGTCAGCACTATTTATGTTGCTAACAAAACATATAAGTTCATGAGCAGTTTCTTCTAATGTGCCTATTGTTTGCGCAGGCACACAACTCCTTTCTTTAAGAAAGGCTAGTCGTACTCTATCGATATCCGATAGAGGTATTTTATACGCTATATTAAGGTTAAAATCATAGTATAGTGTATAATCCCCTGTACACGTTATAGTAGCATTTCCATATCTACGATCATGCTGAATGCGAAGATCATATTTATTCGCTTCCATAAGTTGCCCATCTATAGTAAATGTTAGCTTATTAACAGTTAAGAACTTATTCTTCTTAACTCTATAATACCCTTGATTATCTTTTAATACAGGGTAGAATTTAGAGTCTTGTTCAGACTCAACTACATCGTGAAGACCAAATATGATATGACCTTCTTCTATTCTGATTAATAGCTCTTCGGTGCTAGCTACTGTGTCAATAGTCATGATTGAACCTTTCTATTATTTTATCCTTCAGAGCTATTTTTTATTTTTATTAAATAACTCTGAAGTTATGTTTACATCGCTTGTAATGTAAACACGACTGTTAGAAACTTTCTAACAACACTTAAAAATATCTAAGTTTGTTATATACATTCTCTAACATAGGGACTAGAGAAGTTTTATAATTGTTCTCTAGTTCAACATTATTATACTGATGAATTTTAACAAGATCAGTGTTAATATTGTTTAGCACTTCTCTTGCATCATCAGCATATTTGCTAGGCTTATTAAGGGTTGTAATAGCTTGACGAAGTTCGTCAAATCTACTACTTAGAGGTTTCTTAATAAGCCCCAAATCTAAATGAGACATTATATCCTCCTTTCCGGAGATAACATAGACAACTACTAGAGAGTATGCGCTCTCTAGTAGTTGATTTTATATGCTATTTCCTAATTTATTTATATGCATTAAGTTAATAACACATATACATACATATACTATATAGTATATGTATGTATATGTGTTATTAACTTAATGCATATAAATAAATTAGGAAATAGCATATAAAATCAACTACTAGAGAGCGCATACTCTCTAGTAGTTGTCTATGTTATCTCCGGAAAGGAGGATATAATGTCTCATTTAGATTTGGGGCTTATTAAGAAACCTCTAAGTAGTAGATTTGACGAACTTCGTCAAGCTATTACAACCCTTAATAAGCCTAGCAAATATGCTGATGATGCAAGAGAAGTGCTAAACAATATTAACACTGATCTTGTTAAAATTCATCAGTATAATAATGTTGAACTAGAGAACAATTATAAAACTTCTCTAGTCCCTATGTTAGAGAATGTATATAACAAACTTAGATATTTTTAAGTGTTGTTAGAAAGTTTCTAACAGTCGTGTTTACATTACAAGCGATGTAAACATAACTTCAGAGTTATTTAATAAAAATAAAAAATAGCTCTGAAGGATAAAATAATAGAAAGGTTCAATCATGACTATTGACACAGTAGCTAGCACCGAAGAGCTATTAATCAGAATAGAAGAAGGTCATATCATATTTGGTCTTCACGATGTAGTTGAGTCTGAACAAGACTCTAAATTCTACCCTGTATTAAAAGATAATCAAGGGTATTATAGAGTTAAGAAGAATAAGTTCTTAACTGTTAATAAGCTAACATTTACTATAGATGGGCAACTTATGGAAGCGAATAAATATGATCTTCGCATTCAGCATGATCGTAGATATGGAAATGCTACTATAACGTGTACAGGGGATTATACACTATACTATGATTTTAACCTTAATATAGCGTATAAAATACCTCTATCGGATATCGATAGAGTACGACTAGCCTTTCTTAAAGAAAGGAGTTGTGTGCCTGCGCAAACAATAGGCACATTAGAAGAAACTGCTCATGAACTTATATGTTTTGTTAGCAACATAAATAGTGCTGACATTGACCGATATAAGGTCAAAGCAGAATTAAGAAGATAAGAGGTCTATCCTCTTATCTTCTCTCTTTTTTTATTTTATCTTAGTTATACATTCTTGTATATAACCTTATTATCATTCGGTTATATATTCTTTATATAGATAATATATTTCGAAAGGAAATCTATGTATTTAACAAAAGATAAACACTATGAAAACATAGTTAGTATTTTACAAAGTTATGAAAAGTTAGATTTCATACCTCTAAAAGTTGTTCGTAAAGAATATGGTTTTAGATTTACTAAAATTAATAACTATATTTACGAGCCATTACTTAAACAAATGCAAATATCCGATAACTTTTTATTAGATGTTGAGCTTAATGACAATCTAACCGGTTTAATTCTTAAACTGATAGATGGGCATACATTCGATTATGAAGTTATTAAGGATATAAAATTCTTAGGAAAAACTATTGTTCGAGGTAGATTAGGTTCTATTAAGTATTTAGCATTCGATGCTAAGTCTTTATTAACAGATAATCCTAAGTATTCAATCGTAAATCCTCTTGATTATTATAAAGCATGTAGAAAGGTTAGAAATGATATATAGAGTAGTAAATACCTCTAATGATAAAGACAAACCAGTATATGGTTTAACAGTTTATTTACAAGATAAATTTGCATTACCAGATAAAATCTATGGTGATTTAGTAGAAAGAGTTAAATACGTTTGGAAAGTATTTGCTTCTCCAAATGGTAGAGCCTCTGTATTGTGCACAGGAAACGCTGGTAGCGGTAAATCGCTTTGTGCTAAACTCCTTATTAACGCAGCAGTTGAAACACATGATATAAGTCCTGAGCCTATTGAAGCTATAGTGGTTTCTGAGATCGAAGGAACTCCTGAGTTAATTCAATACCTATCTAGTTTAGATAAATGTGTAATCATGATCGACGAGTTTGGTAAACTTTTTAATCATTATGATCAACAGTTAATGTTAACCTTACTTTCTGACCATAATAAAAGAAGGATGTTTGTTCTTACTGAAAATGATGCTGGTTATATTCAACGTTATATTCTTAATAGGCCAGAAAGAATAAGATACCATTTTGAATACGATAGATTAGAAAATTCTATCATTACCGAGTATTGTAAAGATCATAATGTCCCAATGGATTTTGTTAAGGATCTTATTAAACTTAATACTGTTAATTCTAAATTTAACTTTGACCAACTCTGCACGTTGGTAAGCGAAGCTCAAAGAGCTAATAACTGGGATCTTACTTGGTTAGTAAGTATGCTTAACCTTAAAGTCTTGAAAGCTAAAGAGCAATACAAACCTCTTTATGTTAGTAGGATAGAAGGTGATGATGAAACTTCTTTAGTCTTGGAACCAATGTTAATAACAGAAGGTATCAACATTATTAAAGTAACAGATAAAGATATAGGACAGACAGAGACTATCACAGAGATGATTCCTTTTGGTGGTATGCATCCTATTCCAGGTACTGAGATACCTATGGAATCTACTAAGGTAACTGGTAATCCTGATAAACTAAAACTAAAAGAAGAGATCGATAAAGCATATATAGATGTTGATTTATCTAGTAATGATAGCGAGTATGAGTATAGAGCTCAGAAACAACAAGCTGATAGAATGGGTAATACTTATATCAAGATTAATCTATGCCCAGATAGTCTATTAGATATAAGCGATAATACGCATACTTATAGAGATGTTACTGGTAAATTTAAGGTTACAATAGAATATGGAAAGAAATCATTCTAAAAAGGAAAAACAATGTTAGGGAAAGACGTATTAAAGAAAGCTGTTTTGAAGAAACTTACTAGTGTTAAGTATGGCTATGAAGAATATGTAAGTATAGATTTAGAATCTTTCGGTGTTGATGGCGGAAAATTTGTTGTTGAGACATTTAGAAAAGATATGTTTCTGATTATAGTAACTAAACTATTTGATAAAACTAGAAAAGAACCATATTATGATGTAATGACGGTTTTAAACCCAGCAGAAAATGGACTAAAGAGTTTCAAAACATTTCAATACTATCCTCCATTTAGTATAGCGCAAGTACCTCTATATGGTAAATGGATAGACGATAAGGATGGTAGGCTTAAGGAGCTATTAGAAGTCAATAAGATAACTAGAGGTTTAGTAGATAAAGTTAAAGCTAGGTTTGACATAAAAGAGTACGTTGAATACTTTGTATAAAAATCATAGGATCTAAGAGAAAACTTCCCCTAGATCCTATAGTAAATACATTTTACAATATCGTGATTTCGATTCGGTTATAACAGAGAGTCCGAAGACTCTCTTACATTATAAAATATTATTTATAATGTATAACCACTGAAGTTGCCAGTAGGTTATAGTTAATATTCTTAAATCATTACTACTATGGCTATTAAGAGACTTCATGTCTTTTAATGTACCAATAATATTAATGATTAATATTAATGTAACCATTGCGTTCAACCTCCTTCCTCGAAACGGCGAATTTCGTAAAATGGAGTGTTAACCACTCAAAAATAAAGATCCTATAGCTATGGCATTGGTTCATAGCTATAGGATCTTTTTATAATGTTAACTTACATTGAATACAAAACAAAGGACGAATATGAAATACGATAAACTTATTATCGTAGAGTCTCCAGCTAAAGCTAAAACAATTTCTAAGTTTGTAGATAACGCAGTAGTATTAGCTTCTAAAGGACACATAAGAGATCTTCCTTCTTATACATTAGGTGTTAAAATAGAGAATGGTAAGTTTATACCACACTATGAGATAACCCCAGACCATAAGAATATAGTTTCTGAAATAAAAGATGAAGCTATAAAAACAGGTAAAGTTTATCTAGCATCCGATGAAGACCGAGAAGGAGAAGCTATTGGGTATCACATAGCTTCTATATTAGGAGGAGATCCATTAAGCTACGATAGGATAGTATTCCACGAGATTACTAAGTCTGCTATTTTAAAAGCATTAGAGAATCCTAGGAAGCTTAATATGCATGCCGTTGAAGCGCAAGAGACTAGACGTATATTAGATAGGATAGTTGGTTATAAACTATCCCCATTAGTTAATAGAAAGATAGCTGGTAAACTATCAGCCGGTAGAGTTCAATCAGCTGTTCTTAAATTAGTTAATGATAGAGAGAAAGAGATAACTAAATTTATCCCGATTACCTATTATGAGCTACCTATAACAGTAAGACAGGATATGCCGGCATCTTTAGTATCCCATAAAGATCTAAAGATAACTAAACAGTGTTTACAAGATAAGGATCAAGCCTTAGGTATCAAAGCGTCTATAGAAAAAGACAGCTTTAAAGTATCTGATATCTCTAGTAAGAAAGCTTCTTATAAACCACAACCACCTTTTAAGACAACAACTTTACAGCAAGCCGCATCTACAGAACTAGGATATGACCCAACTAAAGTTATGTCTATAGCACAGAAGCTATATGAAGGTGTTGATACTCCTAACGGACGTAAAGGCGTTATAACCTATATGAGAACTGATAGTCTTAACTTAGCTAAAGAAGCTGTTGATGCTATAAGGAACCAAATCCTTAAAGATCATGGTAAAGAGTATTTGCCTAGTGAAGCTAGAGTCTATGAAAACAAAACTAAAGGTGCTCAAGAAGCTCATGAAGCTATAAGGGTTACTGATATAACATTTACTTTAGACGATGCTAAAAAGTTCTTAGAACCAGAGCAGTTTAAAGTCTATAAGTTGATCTATAATAGAACTATGATGTGCCAAATGACAGATTCACAGGTTGAGAACCAAACTGTTCTTATTAATGGTAATGAAAACGTTATTAAGATCACTGGTAGAAAAGTTCTTTTTGATGGTTGGACTAAACTTAAGGATAAATCAACAGAGGATATTTTATTACCACCATATAATATTGGGTCTGAAATAACCATTCAGGCTGTTAAACTAGATGAAAAGCAAACAGAGCCTCCTGCTCGTTATAATGCGGCTTCCTTAGTTAAGACCATGGAAGATCTTGGGATAGGTAGACCATCTACATATGCTGCTACTATTAACTTATTGATAAAGAAACAATATGTTAAGGTAGAGGGTAAAGCTATGAAAATAACCGAGACTGGTGAAAAGCTTTCTAACTTCTTAGAAAAATATTTCGAGGATGTAGTAGATGATAAATTTACATCTATAATGGAATCCAAATTAGACGATATTGCATTGGGTCAAACTGATATGAATACTGTTCTTAATGGGTATTGTACTCCATTACTAGCTAAGATAGAAAAGGCAATGGTAGAGATTCCATCCGAGAGACCTGAAGCAAAACACACTGGTGAAACATGTCCTAAATGTGGTAAACATGAACTTGTTATTAGAACAGGTAGAAATGGTGAGTTTAAAGCTTGCTCTGGTTATCCTAAATGTAAATACATTGCTCCAAGCCACGAAGTTACTGAAACACCAGATAACAATAGTTATGGGGTATGTCCTACGTGTGGTAAAGTATTAGTAAAAAGACAAGGTAGGTTTGGCGTTTTCTATAGTTGTTCTGGATATCCAGATTGTAAATTTATGTCTAAATATCCAGTCTCTAATGAAAAGTGTCCAAAATGTGGTAGTTGGCAACAGATAGTTCCAACTAAAGGGGGCGAAACATATTTAAGATGTCTTAAATGTAACCCTCCTAAAGTTATGAATAAAACATCTAATAAGAAAGGCAAGAAATGAATCAAGAGGTTATTCAGCTCTTAGGAATTTCAACAACTATGTTTAGTAATCTAGATAAGGTTACTTATTTTGATATACCAAAGTTTAACGATAATAAAGGTGTTAAAGTTAAAGTAATGTTTAAACTTACACCAGATCAAGGCGTTGGATATGATATATTAAATGTAAAAGTAAAAAGAGGCGATCGTGAGTTTAAAACTAAGACAGGAATAGTTAATGCTGAACCTTTAGTTTTTAAACTAGGCGAAGATTTTATCGAATTAGATTCTGATTGCCCAGTACTTGAAACATATCTTGAACCTCAAGAAGCTAAGAATCTTGAAAGATATTTTGAATAACAAACTAAGTTGAAGAGTTAAGAGTAATACTACTCTTAACTCTTCTTATTATTTATAACAAATTAACACAAGGAGAATATTATGGAATTTTCAACGCTAGAACAAGATGTACTTAACCGCGCAAAAAGACTGCTAGGAGATACCGCAACAGGTAGTATAGGTAATGCTTTAACTATGTTAGAAGAGTTTGCAGAGATGAATCTTAGAAATTCGCCAGACTATGTAGTTAGAGAACAAACTTACTTTGGAGAAACTGGTAATTTTGCTTTAGATTCCGCTATTAAATCAATCGTTAATATTAAGGATCTAACAGCTGGAATCTCGGATGATAAGTTATTTAAGCTTTCAGCATTATTAACAGCAGTTTGCCATGCATATCTTTTCAATAGCGTAAACAAAGTACTATTTAAAGGCTGCGCATTACCAGGCGATATATTCAGAGAGTATATGAGTTTTAGCTTAAATAAGCTAATAGGATATTTTGTATATGATAGCGAAGACTATGTTAAATATATAAAAGACGGAGGTTACTTAGAAAAATTATTCCAAGTTTTAGACATACTAAGAGACTATGCTGATAATCATGTAGCTGCATACGTTAATGAAGAAATTGTACCATCTTGGTGCTTTAATATTACTTTTGTTCCTGAAAAAGGATTTACTCTTCACTATGTAATTAACATAAGTAATTTAGCAAAATAAAATAATTAACTACCA